ATTGAAGATGTAATAAAGAAAAAATATCCTGATACAGAATTTAGCGATCTTTTTGAATTTACTAATAAAAGATGGCAAGAGATCAATGATATTGAGCAAATAGACAAATTTGTTCACGATATTTTTAATGGAAAAGTAGATTTTTCTAAAGCCAAGCAACTATTTGCTAAATCAAAAGAGCATGTTCAAAGACCTTTCAAACGAATCCTTGGAGAAGAAGGATTTCAAGAAATGAAACAATTAACTGAAGATTTATTATCTACTGAAAAGTCTTTGGGCTATATCAAAAAAGCTAAAGAAGCTGGATTTGGGGAATTAGCAACAACAGCATCTCTTTATCTTATTAATAAAAAAGTAGGGGCAGCAAGAACCATTGGAAAGTCTGCAAAATCATTGTATCAAATGCTTTTAGATAAACCACAACTCAGAGTGACATGGAATAATGCTATAAGTAATTTAAAAAATGGAAATTACAAAGAAGCACAAAAATATTTCACTCAAATTGATAAAGCAGTTTCTACCAAGGATCAGACTTCCAACCCCAAATAAATGCGATGATAATAGCTACAATCTGAAACATATATACCTCCGCAAAAAGATTAACAGAAGCAACCGTTGGTATCAACTGCAAACAATATTTGAAAATAATGGTTGTAAATATATTTTTTGAGTAAAATATGAATTAACACCAGCTTGCAAGCAAAGGAGCATCTCCATGACCTTCCAGTCAACTAATAATCTTTATGGCTTTCCACAACCTCTTACAAGAGTCTTCCCAGCCCCAATCATAGCTCAAAGAGCGCCCACAACTTCTGATATTTCTTACCCCATTGGACAACTATGGGTAGATGAAGCTGGAGACGATTATTATGGGTTAGTAGATGTGACAGCTGGTGTTGCCACATGGAATGTCTTAGCATCTCAACCTGGAAATATTGATACCTTAACTGGAGATAGTGGCGGCGCCATCACTCCTTCAGGTGGCAATATTAATCTTTTAGGAACTGCTAATCAAATCACCACTACTGGTTCAGGGCATTCAATTACATGGAGTCTTCCATCAGCGATAACAGCCCCAGGATCATTAACTACAACCACAACACTTGCATCAGGAACCACTTTAACAGCAGGGTCATCACTTTCTGTAACAACTTCTGCGGTTATTGGAACAACTCTAACTGCTACAGGCGGTCTAACCACTTTGGCTGCTTTGACACAAGTGGGAACAACACTTATCAATGCTTCTGGTTCTGCGGTTACTACAATTGGTACAGGTGGTACAGGTGCTGTAAACATAGGCAATGCCACAGGAAATACTGCTGTTACTGGCTCATTAACAGCATCTACAGGACTTGTAGCAACGACAGGAGGAGTTACCGCAACAGCTGGTGACATTACTGCAACAGCAGGAAATGTTATCATCAACGGTGCTGCAAAACAACTCCGCGTTCATGGAGGTGCTGCTACAGACTTTATAGGAACAGCAACCTTAACTAACGGTACAGTAACAGTATCTAATACTAACATAGCTGCAACAGACCGTATCTTCCTCTCAAGAAGCAATGTAAACGCTTCCACTGCTCTTGGAGTATTTACCTATAGCATCAGTGCTGCTACAAGCTTCGCAATTACAGCATTGAAACCTGCGGATGGTACAACTGAAACTGGCGATGCTTCAACAGTCGCTTACTTTATAGTCAGACAAGTTTAAGGATAATAATATGCCTGTATTCAATCAAGCTCCTACTGTCAAAAATAGACCTATGGGACGCAAAGATGCACAAAATAATGTGATCCCTGGGTCTTTTGATGATATGGCCTTTAGAGGACAATATACTGGTACAAATCTAATTTACAAAGGATTTGCTAGACCAGGAGCTGCGGAAGGGGATGCAGTATGGCAGTTGGCTTTTTGCACCTACGATGGTTCAAATAACTTATTGTCAATTACATGGCCTCAAGATGCAAGTGGACATGCTAGCAACGATTATCAATTTAGTTGGACGGATCGCGCCACATATACATATTCTTAGGGGGAATAAATGCGGTTTGTAATAAACCCCTTTACCGATAAGCTAGATGCAGCCCAGATAGGTGGCAGTGGCGCGCCTCCCATTGAAACCATAACAGGAAATACTGGTGGCCCAGTTGGTCCTGATCCTGGAACATTCAATTTAAATTTTATTGGAGATAATACTACTGGATTGACCGTTTCAGGTAATCCTGGTACTTTTACATTGACCATCGAAGGTCTTGCGTCCTCTACGACGCAGATAGGTACAACGCGTTATGCTACCAATGCTGAAGCAGCCGCACAGACAATTGGAACTGCTGCTCTTACTCCTGCAAATATCACTAGCCTTTTTAGCACCCATCCTCTTCCATCTTCTCAAGGAGGGACTGGTCTTAGTAGCCCTGCCGCTCATTCATTGGTGGTTACCAATGGTTCGTCTCCATTTACTGTACTTGGTGTTGCAAGTAATGGTCAAATTCCCATAGGAAGCATCGGCTCTGATCCTGTTTTGGGTAATATCACCTCAACAGGTGGCACTATTACTATCACAAATGGGCCTGGTACGATAAACATAGAGGCGTCGGCCACAGGGGATGTTCAGACCTTAACAGGTAACACCGGTGGAGCTATTTCTCCTACAGGTGGAAATATCAATACAGTTGGGACAGGGTCGATAACTATTGCAGGGTCTGGATCTACCCTCACAACTCAATTGACAGGACTTACTAACCATAATGTTTTGGTGGGTGCCGGAACCGCGACTATTACTAAGGTAGCGCCGTCGGCAACTAGTGGAGTTCCTCTTGTTTCTCAAGGAGCGGCGGCCGATCCAACATTTGGAACAGCCGTTGTTCAAGGTGGGGGGACCGGTGCAACTACTTTGACAAATCACGGTGTCCTTTTAGGACAAGGTACATCTGCTGTTGTTGCTACCGCTGTTGGATCTACCGGTACAGTTCTTGCAGGAAACACTGGAGCTGATCCAACATTCCAAACCATAGCAAGCGTTGGTGGAATAACTACAATTACTGGAAACTCTGGTGGCGCCGAATCCCCATCCGCTGGAAACTTCAATATTTTAGGAACAGGAAGTATCACAGTAGCTGGTTCTGCAAACACAGAGACAGTTCAGCTTACTGGCCTTACCAACCATAACGTCCTTGTAGGCGCAGGAACTGCTACCATAACCAACGTCGCACCTTCAGCAACTTCTGGGGTTCCATTAATAAGCCAGGGAGCATCAGCAGATCCTACTTTTGGTACCGCGGTAGTCGCAGGGGGAGGCACTGGAGCCACAAGCTTTACCGCTCATAGCCTTCTTCTTGGTCAAGGAACTTCTCCGGTTACAGCATTAGGTGCAGCAACAAATGGACAGATACCGATCGGCTCAACAGGTGTAGATCCTGTATTGGCAACTATCACTCAAGGAACAGGAATAACTGTCACCAATGGTGCTGGAACAATCACTATAGCAACAACTATTTCTCAAGGCATAGTGACAATCAATGGAGATAGTGGCTCTGTCACAGGAACAACAGTCACCTTAACAGGTGGTACCACAGGCCTTACCTTTGGTGGCGTAAGCACTACAATGACTATGGCAGGAACTCTTGTAGTTTCCAATGGTGGAACAGGAAGAGCTACGCTAACAAATCATGGGGTTCTAGTGGGTGCAGGCACTTCTGCCATCACTCAACTTGCTGTAGGAGCGACAGGTACGGTCCTAGCAGGCTCAACAGGAGCCGACCCCTCTTTTACTGCTACTCCTTCATTAACAAGTGTAACATTTGGATCAGGAACAGCTTTAAATACTTATCAAGAAGGCACTTGGACTCCAACTCTTACCTTTGGAGGGGGATCAACAGGTATAACTTATACGGCACAAGTAGGAACCTATACGCGCATTGGAAGAATGGTTTTAGCCCAATTCAATGTTGCTTTAAGCAATAAAGGAAGTTCCACAGGAACAGCAAGTATTACTGGATTACCTTACACTTCCATAACTACAACAAGTTCTGGTACTTATATACCCTGCGGAAATCAAAACATTACCTATCCAGTTGGAACAACAATGATTGCAGTAGTTCTAGGAGCCAATTCTTCATCACTCACTCCTACAGGCCTTGGTACCGCTACAGGAAATCAAAACCTTGCTGATACGAACTTTGCAAATAATAGTATATTGCAAGGAACAATTATGTATCAAGGACAATAATTTTATGACTTCTTCAATGGGATCTATTCCGCCTCCGAACCCTTTAAGTTATGAAGGACAGGTTGTAGTCCCTTTCATAAATCGAACTTTTAATCCTCAAACAACATTTAACACATTTCCTGTTCCCACTATGTGGATAAATACAGCTACAAGCAATGCTTATATTTTAGTAAGCAAAGCTCAGGGAGTAGCTGTTTGGGTACCAATAGGAGGTGCACCTGGTGAAATTGATACTATTACTACTCCTGACTCTGTGGTTGTTGTTCCTACTGCTGGTAATATTGATTTCTTGAATGGAACAGGGATGAATATCACTGGCTCTGGAAGCTCTATCACCTTCAATGTTTCAGGAGGCGTTGCTACTCTTTATACAGCTGATTCAGGCACAGCAGCTCCATCATCAGGAAACCTAAATATATTGGGTGGATCAACAGGCCTGACAACTTTAGGGTCCGGAAATACTATCTCACTGACTGGCACATTAAACGTTTCTAATGGAGGAACTTCACGCGCAACTCTTACCAACCACTCTGTTTTACTTGGGTCTGGCACAAGCGCTGTTAATTTTGCAGGACCCAATGCTAGTACACATGCTATATTCATGGCTACAGGTTCATCATCCGACCCTGCTTTTACAACTACAGGAACTCCTTATGTTACAGGAATAAGCTTTGATGCAGGAACTAATACATTAGCAAATTATGTGCAAGCAGGCACTTGGACTCCCACTATTGCATTTGGAGGAGCATCAACTGGCGTTACTTATGTAGATCAAATTGGTGAATATACCAGAATAGGGAATATTGTTTTCTTCAACTTTATAGTCACCCTTTCTAGCAAAGGAAGTTCTACAGGGGTAGCAACTATGGGTGGATTTCCAGTAGCTGCTAATTTATCAGGTGCGCAAAACATGGGAATTATTGCTGTGTCTAATATCACCTATGATGGAACCAATGTAGCAGCATACTTAGATACTTCTGGAACTCCAGGAACTGTGTTTTCTTTCAAACAAACAGGACCAGGGGGGATTAGTGCACTTTCAGATACAAATTTTGCAAATAATACTAGATTAGAAACCAATGGATTTTATTTTACATCATGAATAAATTATTAGATGAACTAAAATCATTGATTAGTAAACATAAGTTATTCGAAAATGCAATTATCTTTAATGGGATTGATCCCCCATATATTAGCTTAGAAGTTGCTAAGTGCATTTATCATAAAGAATTACAAAAAAAAATTAGAGATAAAATTTGCGATATAAATGAGCAAATAGAAGTAGCTGAAGAGGAATTGGATTCAATTCAAAAAGATACCTTAATTTCTCAAAGAAAAAAAATCAGAGCTCTTAAGGATTATCTTCCTGAAAAAGTGAATACCATTGATGACTTGAAGTTCCCTTCAGAACTAATGGTTAATTATGAGCATTTTCGCAGGTGTTAGGAGGTATGATTAAATGATGATACATGTAAACGTGATCTTCCACTTTCATGAACTCATCAACGCATTCAATGCTAATTGCGCATAAACTACAGATATAATCACAGTCGCGATCATGGTTCTCTCTGTCTCCCATAAGCGCAAACATCACAGATCGCGTATTGAGATAATGGATTTTATCCATTGGAGAAATAGAAAAATCATCGATATAAATGGAGAGAATATTGATAGCCAAATATCTATCCCCAGCATACAAAGCATCCCAAGCAACTCTAATATTTGGTTTTACACATTCAGAGGCTGCAAAGCAACTTCCACAGAGCAATAATAATACTAATAATTTTTTCATACATTCTCCTGTTTGGAGAGAAATATTACATAAAGGAATTTTTAATGCAATATTGTCTGATTTATGAAGACACTTCTGGCTATTGCCGTATTATAATGCCTAAAGGGGAATTTTGGAAAGATGTCCAAGATAAAGAAAAGGCAATTCAATATCTTCACTCTATTTCAATTCCTGATTGTGTTGATTTTATTGGGTGTTTACCCAATGTAATTCCTCAAGATTTAACATTTCGTGACGCATGGAAAAAAGGAGACTGCCATGAACCTATTAAATTGGATTTTTGTAAGGCCCTTCAAATTCATAGCCAAAGGATTCAAGAAGTTGCTGACAGGAAAATCGAACAACTCAACAAAGAATTAGAAATTGCATTAGAAAATGAAAACACCCCATTAGCTGTTGCCATTCGTCGTACGAAAAAAATTCTGCGAACATTTGGCAACATCAATCTTTCTCATTGCAAAACAATCGATGATATTAAGTACACAATCCCCAAAGAACTCCATGATATTTGGACTCTTTACAATCCAGTGAGGTCTCATGATTTATGCAATTCCTCCACTTCCACCACCTGTTGATATCCTGATTTTGGCCTCAGGAATCATTTCTATGGCCTTTCTAGGCATTTTCGGTATGTGAGAGCTATTGCCATAGTGATGGGTGATAAAAATGCCTTACAAGTAATTTAAACAAGAATTGGATATGCTTTATTATCTTCAATAGTAATTGACATTTCCTGATCAGGTCCATATTCGTTTTTTTCATCATGAATTATTAATTTTGTTTCTGAACAATGAATCATTCCCATTTCTTTATTTATATGTTCAATTATTTCAATATAATTCATAATTTTAATCATATGTAACGGAAGTGATTTTATTCCACTTTTAATCAAAGAGCATATTCCACTTATTAAAGCTTCTTCGATTGTTTTTCCGTAGCCATATACTTCTAATTGATTTATATCTCTACATTTTGGAAAAGAATCTACTGCTATAATATAATAATAGTCATCTTTAGTTCCCCAGCGATTTACATAACATAAATATCCATGATCGCATAATTTTATATATTCATTTTTTTCTAATTTTATCATAACCCTTGTGTTGGTAATTTAAACTTTTTAAGATTATTCATAACTCTATCTCTAAACGAAGGTTCAGTAAATTTGAGATGATAATCGGCGGTAGTATAAGCTCCTGCGCATTTGAATTCAATGTAATCTGGTCCTATGTAAATGTCCCCATTACGAACAGATTGTGGAAATTTTCCCTCAATGGTTTTAGCAAAAGCTCTATTCTCTTCCATTCTTGTAACTGGTGATTGTGATTTACGTGCTCCTTGTGGCTTTGTCATTTCAAGCTCAAGAGCGTCAAGATGTTTTAAAAGCTTTTCAGGAGAAAGACATTTTGAAAACCAAAACTCATGGTTGATTGCAAAAATGATCAGTTTTCCAATCTCTTGCTTAGTTCTTATCTTCAAGAGCTTCTCTGAAGCTTTTAACCAGGAAGTAGGGGGCTTGTCGTAAGTGAAATTACTTTTCTTTTCCTTTATTTTTGAAATAAGAAGTAAGGCAAGCGTTGAGGCGTCAGCCGAATACGCGTCTTTTTGTTTAGCTTTTTCTTTTTTTTCTTTTGTAAGAGTTTCTTTTGTGGGTATCTCTAGGATACTGGGGGGGGTATCTTTAGGATACTGGTAAAAATTATCTGAATTACCAGATTTTTCTTCTTCTTTTTCTTCTATATGTTCTTTCTTATCTTCGTTAGAAGATTGCTTATTCTTATAGTCCGTGTTTTCAGTATCCTGGGAGCCGGTATCCTGGCGTTCAGGATGCCGTAAAGATTTTTTGAATTTTGGATTCTCTGATACATAATAAATACATCCATTAAGTAGATTTTTTTTCACTATGTCTTGTTTTTTCATGTACCCAGCTTCTATCGCTTCATTAATGATGGCATAGATTCTATCTCTTCCACACCCTTTATGTCCTTTTAGATGATTCATAATTTGTTGAGGGTTAACTTTCCAGCCTTCTGCATGGCTAAGTAAATAAATTATCAACCATCTACATTCAGGACTTATTGATTTATCACGAATTAAATTACGACTAATAATTAAATAAGGATTTTCTTTGTCATGGGGGCATCTTTGAAAGGTAATGTCAGAATTGTCGTCCATAGGTCTCCTAGGTTAAATTTCTTAAGCGACCTTAGGAGCCCTAACGATTAAATTTTCTTTACTATTGCAAGAAAATCCGTAGAATGTAAAATAGTGGTCATTGGTTAATAAAAGCCACTTTTTTTACAGTTTGTATCGTTAGGCCTTAAGAGATTTCTAACGGCTCTTAAGGCCACTTTTTTTTGTTCCCCTATCCTACTCAAACGTTTATTTTTAGACTATTATAAAATTTATTTTACAATTTTGTTGTGTTTGTTTTTAAAGAATTGTATATGATGTTGTGGGAAATTGCTGGTTGGTGTTACGTTATTTTCCCATAAAACTATCAAGGAGACGAAATGGAAGGGACATTATTTGATCAAGTAGTGGAGTTCAAGAACAGATTAAAGAATTTTATTGTTCACAGAAAAAAGTTAAGAGCATTGGAAAATTATTCAGAATGTTCCCCATTTCACCATAAAGACTATTTAACTTTGATCAAAAGATGTATGAAAGATGGTTTTTTAGGCGAAGAAGAAGCTAGATTTCTTTCATTTATGATTCAGAAATATGAAGTGAACTTTCTTGACTGGTCACATCGTACAAAATGGCTTAAATCTGAAATGCAACGATTGGCTTCCAACTATAAAGAAGATCAGCCAGTACAAACAACTATGTTTGATTTTAATAAAATGAGACAGTCTACCACAGCTCATGTACCTTTTGAATTGTTAGCACAACAACAAAAACAAAAAATGACAAGGAGAATCTAATGTTATCTTTGACAGTTTGCACCATATTTTTGTCTGTTACAATCTTTTTCATGATGAAACAAATTTTATGTTTACGTAATACTATTCAAACAAACAATACAGAGATTTCTGAAGTTAAAAAAAAACTTGAATCACTAGAAAAATCTATTTCTTATGATACAGAAACAATGACTCAAGAACTAAAAGTTTTGATATTGACTCTTCAAGCAGATGCTATAAGAACAATAAATATAGTCAATGCTAAAGAGCAGGAAAAAAAACTTCCTGGTGCCAATAGAAAACCTAGAACAGATGAGGAAAAGCGATTGGCTTCTGAAAAGAGAAAAGCATGGTGGGAAAAAAAGCGTCAGGAACAAAAAATAAATATCCCTGACGCTATTATTCTTACTCCTCCACAAGAACCTGTACTTGGTCGCGCTTCATTAATTCCTTAGTGTAAGCGCTCTTGAACTTAGGTAATAGTTGAGGTATTAACGCAGAATCTAAAATCTGATCGATACTCTTCTTATTTTTTTCAGAAAGATTTTTTATAAATTCTTCTAAATAAGAACAGTCTATTCCATCTTCTTGTAGATGATTTTTCAATACTTCTATTTTTGAACGATCATCTTTTTGATTCTCAGAAGATGATACTTCAAATTCAGTAGCTTCGTAGGGTAATGCAACAGATGGAATTTCAATCCCTAGTGCATCTTCGGCATTTTCTTCTTGATTAGGAATAGAAGCATTCATTTCATCTGCATCATATGCAATTCCTAAATCAGAAAATAACATGCGAAAGACAGTTCGAACACATGCAGCATAGAGCATACTCTTTGGAGAATCCTTCCAATTCTGTTTATTTGTTAGGCCAGCCCTCACCGCATCTTTCCAAGTATATTCATATTTGATTGAGTCGCCATTATCCTTGCGTTGGCCAATGATTACGCATTTCTCATCAGTAATTTCTATTACTTTAATGCTATGTCCCTTTCTTCTGGCTAAAGCTACCATGAAATGGGCACTCATATTAATTTTCCCTTTTACTATGTAGAATCCTCCATTTAGAGCAATCATAGGATCTATGCCTAATGATTTAGCAGTTAAGAAGATGTTCATTATGGTAGCTTCATTGTAATCTGCATTATACTTTTGGGAATTTACAGCTATGAGAGCCATAGATTTTAAAGTCTGCAAATCTTGATTATATTGATTTTCATGTTTCATTAATGTTGACATTGTTTTTTACCTTATTCTTAATTGTGTTTTTGTTGTTTCGAAGATTTCTAGTCCAGGTATTTCACTAAGGCCTAGCTTAACATCTCTCTTGATAGCCTCTTCGTTAACCATCAAGTATTTCATTGGAACTTTTGAAAGATCTAAAACCTTAAAATCTTTTTCAGTCTTAGTTACTGCTATCGCTCCCTCACCCCTTACAGTCTTTTCCATAGGAGGAATGTAAAGTTCATCAGTCGCATCAAATAAAGAAGCCGCTTGTCTTAGCTCTTCGTCCTCTTTATTTTTAATTTCCTCTAGCAAGCGTAGATATTTCACTGCTTTAGAATTGGCCATCTCAATAACAGAATCTAAAGGATCAGTAAATTCCTTAGCTTTATCATTGATAACAGCTGTTTGCTTTCGCAAAGGCTCTGTCATTTCTTTTCTTTTTGCATCAATACACTTCTTCCATTCACGTGCTTGACGATAGAGAGATGTGATCTTTTTATAAGAAGAGTCACTATCCACCACAATTGACTTTGTGAATTGTACCATGTCTTTGATGGTATTTTTTATTATTTCCCCATGACTTTTATCTTCGAATGATACTTCAAAGGGATTACTTTCTATAATTGCGTTAGTAGCCATATGCATACCTCTTATTTTGATAATCATCACAATCTACATAAGGGTCTGGTAAATCATGATATTGTTCACATTGTAAACAGTAAAATTGACTGTAAAAGTCATTCCATTGCATAGAGAAATTGCAGTCAGGACAATCCCTCTCTGGAAATGGTTCTACGCATGGGGGTTCTAATGGGGGCTCAAGCGTAAATATTCTGTTTGATTTATAACTATAATCGTACATTTGTAGCCCTTATCTAGAGTCAAAACACTTGTTTACATCTAAGATTTTAAGACCATCCATTAAATGGTCAATTAATACCATCTCAGCGGCTATCGCAGAAAATTCTGATTGTAGACCATTGGTATTTTCATGGCACTCAAAAATCAAGTTTACAGATTTTTGTAGTTCGGATATATTAAAGCTGTTCTCATTCATACAATGCTCCTGTTCCTACCTCTGGTTCGCGCCAGAGGTTTTTATTGTTATTGTTCATTCCACAAGAATTCTATTCTATCTTTGATGTACTTCCTCCAAGACCCTTGGCCTTGGTAAGCGTATTCGCATAGAGATAGAGCGTAGTTTATAAGAGTATCTACAACATATTGAGGACAGTCGCCTCTTTCTTTGGCTTTGACCATGATCGCTTCTAGGTCATCTTTGAAGTCTTCCATTTTGATTCCTTGGTTGATAAAGGAAGAAGAATACTAAAACTGGCTATTTATTGTCAGCAAATTTCTGACTTTTCCAAAAATCATCAATTGCATTCATGCATTTAGCATGTATATTTTGGCTCCAGGTATATTCAAATACCTCAGGGAGATTTCCATGTTTGTCAAGTTTAACAAAAAGAAATTTGGGATGCGCTAACATGCCATTTACTGATAAAAGATAATGGTAAAGATGGGCTTGCATAGGCCAAACAACTTTAGATTCTTGAGCAGAGGTTTTAAAATCTACAAGTTGGGGAAGTTTTATGGATGCAGAAATATTTATTAGGCAATCAATCTGTCCAGTAATCATCTTTTCCTTACAAAAAAATCTTCTTTCAGAAATAGAGAACGCTGGTGTTAAGGCCGTTTTCCATTTAATATAGCTCTCAAAATAGCCTAAAGCATCTGAATCAGGACAAGGAAATGTTCCATCTATGTCATGAGCAATCGCTTCATGTACAGATGTGCCTATTCTTGCTTTATTTTCTAATACTTTTTGATCAATTTTACTAAAATCATTAAAAGGTCTTAAAATATCAGTCACTCTAGCAAATAATTTCCCATTGTGCTCAATCATAACCAGCCTTATCATTTGAAACTTAACGTTGACTTTATCATCGATCTTGCTTAAGATCAACTGAAAAAGACTAACAATGGCAGACAAATGAAGTTAAAAGAATATATTGTTAAATACAGAGTTGATCCTATGGTTTTAGCAGTTAAAGTAGGTATAAGTTTAAGATCAATTTATAGATATATGGATGGATGTGCGCCTCATTTTAAAATAGCCTGTAAATTGGAAGAAGCCACAGATAAATTAGTTACTGTAGAAGATTTAAGAGGGAAAGATGACGAACAACGATGATTCTGAAGAATTGTTATCTTTAGCTCAGGCTGCTAAATATGCACATGTAACACGTCAAGCAATCTTTGTGGCTATAAAATATAGAGGTGGCTTGAATGGAATTAGGAAGAATAACAAATGGTATATTCGTAGAAAAGACCTGGATGAATATCGCACAAATAAATTTAATCGCGACCTAAGAAAACATAATGGGGAATATGTTTTCGATATGGACAAAGGCCATTTTTCAGTCCATCAAGTATGTAAGGTTTTAAGTTCTTCTTTAAAGAGACCTTATGCATTACAGCATCTTTATTATCTTATAAGAACTGGACAGCTTAAAGCCTTTAAAACAGGATATGCTTGGGTAATCAAGAAAGAAGATGCCGTTGAGCTTTTGCAAAAAGAATTAGATGCAGAAGAAAATAAAATAAGAAGATTTATGTAATCTTGATATTATATTTATGTAAATATAATATTTAATTTTTATATAAAAACTCTTCACAATAATCCTGAACATCTATATTACTTAAATTTAAACTTAACGTTTGAATTAGATGTTCCAATTCGAATTACATGGTACCCCAGTTGCTCAAAAACAGACAAGATTCACTTGCCCTTGTGGCAAAGGACGTTGCTATGATCCTTCTTCTAAGGATAAGCAATATATCCAATGGCAGGTAAAGCCTTTCGCTCCAACAACGCCTATTTCTGGGCCGATAGAACTTACCATCGCTTTCTTTGTTCCCATTCCAAAAGGCGTATCAAAAGCTGTGAAGCAACAAATGATTAATCGCGTCATCTTGCCAGATAAAAAACCAGATGAAGACAATTTAGCTTATCTTGTTACGAACGCTCTCAAAGAAATAGTTTACGACGATGATAAAAGAATTTGTGCTAAGCATGTATATAAATTTTATGGATTGGAGCCAAAAACTGTAATCCGCGTAAGACCCATTTTACAAGCTGAACCTTTAGGATATCGCGATGCGGATGATATTTGAACAGGATATCGAAAGGACAGACTTTTTAGAGATCATTCTTTCTGATGATGAAATGGAGTTAGTCCATTCTGGAGGATGGGGCGATGAGTTTAAAGATGGTCTTCAAGGGAATAGGCCCTTGAATGTTTATATAAGATTAGAAAATGAATTGGAAAGAGAGGAAATTATGCCATTAGTTAAAGGACCTAAAGCCAAAACAAGAAAAGGCTTTTCTGAAAATGTAGAAAGAGAAATGGAAGCTGGAAAACCTCAGAAACAAGCAGTGGCTATTGCCTATAGCGAAGCTAGAAAAGGTAAAAAGAAAACAGCTAAAAAGGGGAAAAAATAATGGAAGAAAACAAAATTATAAGATGGACTTTCTTCTTTGAAGAAGGAAACGTAAAAACAGATGTGGATAATGAAGAACAGGATGAAGCGATTAGCCAATTTGTGGAAGAGTCTAATCCAGGATTACTTAGATTACCAGGAGATGAGGTTCAAATCTTTGTGAATATGTCTAGAGTCAAATGCACCGTCAGACAAATTGTAGACAAAGAAGCAGAACGCATTGCTATGGAAAAAGCGCAAGCTCAACAAGCTCAATTGGAACAGCAAGCAACAAATTAATATGGACATAAATATGGATATTGTAAAAGAATACAAAACAGTCAGTCAGATTGCTTCTTGTGGTAGATATCCTTTTACTTTAGGGCAACTCAGAAATCTTTTGCTAGAACGCAGTAAAAACGGCCTTTCAGCAGCGGTCCGTAAAATAGGCAAGCGAATTTATATACGTACAGATTTATTTGAAAATTGGATCGAAAGCCAAGGGGAACCCATGGACTTTGGTACATAATTTATATTATCAGTCTTTAAACAGAAGATTTAAAATAAATTAAGAGGTTTACAGTGAACCAACCCCATATGAACTCATCTACTTATGATGATTTAAAAAAACTTAGCAACCGTTTGTATTGTTGCTGGCAGTCTGCTCTTCATGGCGATGAGATGATGTTAGATCATATCACAAAGATCGGAGATGAATTGTCAGAAATATGGAACGTACTTGAGAACATTTTAGAATATGAAGAAGATGTTCGCTCTTATGTTAATGAGGAAATGAAAAAATTTGAACAAGGATTTGCATATGGCAGAGCACCAAGCGCCCCCATCTGTTGAACAGAGCATGAAATATATGGCCTGGAACGTTAAGCAGATGGATGAAAATATTAAAAAGATCGCTAATTGCATGGCAGAATTAATCGAAATGATGAAGAACCAACGAAGGTCTTCATCTTCTTCAGTGCAAGAAGAGATGCCTTTTTAGTATAATAAAGAAAATCAAACTTGAAGTTTACTATGTCATCAAAAAAAACTAAAGCGAAAGATGAGAAACAATTAAAGGTAGTTAATAAAGGAAGGCCTAAGGTTCAGATTGATACTGATCTCTTATTTAAATTGGCTGAGACGATGCTACCTGTGGAATCTATCGCAGGAATATTAGGTTGCCATCGCGATACTCTCTATGATCGTTTCTCCGACACCTTGCAAAGAGCCAGAGAGGGACGTAAAAAATCTCTTTGTATTGCCATGTGGGAGAAGGCTTTAATAGATAAGGATACTAAAATGCAAATCTGGTTGTCTAAACAACACCTAGGTTATAAAGACGTGCAGCCTGAAGATGTTACACAAATCAACTTTAATGTTTATTGTAGAGAGATTCCTAAATGAGATATTTAATAGCAATCTTGATAGGCATGTTAGTATATGTGGTAGTTCAAACCTTAATCACATTTAGTCTACCAACTAGATTGTATGAATGTACCACATATGGAATGTACAAAGACATTAAATCCTTAAAGGAAAGACTAGAAGATTTAGAGGATAGACATCCATGATTCGCACGTGCTCTGCATGTCAAAAGCAGGTGGACGTTGATCTATATTCTAGCGCATTTTGTACAAAGCATAAGAATGATTTTTGTTCAGGGTGTTGTCATCAAGGAAAGAATTGTAGGGTGAAAGGAGAAAGTTGTTCGTTGGTATATATGGCGAACACGCAATGGGTAGAAAAATCAGAAAAAATAAGACAGGAAATAGATGAGCAAAGAATTAAAAAAGCAAATTGAAGTGACCAGAAAGTCGTTGCTTCCAGACTCACTGGTATTAGACGGCTGTGTTGAAACGACGAACTTAATAGATATGTTTTTTAACTATTTGGAGAAGAATATGGACAAGAAGATGCATAAAGTCTCTAAGAAAATTGAGACCGCAGAAAAGGATATAAAGAAGGGCAAGAAAGCAGAAGCAGTTAAAGTGCTTAAGAAGGCTGTCAAAAAGAATGAGAAGCTTGTAAAGATTGATAAAACTCAGAGAGATCCTGTTATTCATGCGGTAGAAAAGGCTGGAAAATGCAAAGGAAAAGCTTGTGCCTCTAAAGTAAAGAAATTAGTTAAAAAAGGTAAATAATATGGATTGGGTAAAGTTTGATTCTGCAAGACCTGCGGACCATGCGATGGTAATATTTTATGTTCCGGATGCTAAATATGTTTGGGGAGTTGGTCAAGACTACGACTCCATTAAAGTGGAATATCCTAATGTAACCCATTGGGCAGTGTTTTCGATGCCTCCTTCTAAATAATGATAGAGCAATCGTTGGTTAGTAGAAGGTTTGATCCTGAGCATGAGAGATTCACTGTAGATTATATTGCAAGGGAGTCTTACATCTTAATTAAATTGCTTCGGAAGAATAACAAGAGAAAGAGTCCGATACCTTTTGTTCTAATGACAGATAGAGACAGGAGGATTCTTCAAAGATGGGGCTTAGGATAAGGCAACTTTCTAAAAAGGACCATTACAAGAAGAAAAAGTACCATCCTGAGGAGGGTCACTTCGAAGGAAAACATTGGTGTAACTGTAAGACGCGTAATATAAGACGTTGGTTTGGATTAAAAAAATATGGAATGATTGATGAAGAAAGACATCAACATAGATCTTCCCCATAAATATGATTGGCGCCCCTATCAATTGCCTTTCTGGCAAGCCATGGATAAAGGCTTTAAAAGAGCGGTTCTGGTTTGGCATAGACGTGCAGGCAAGGAGAAAACTTGTTGGAACTTCTTAATCATGCAAGCCTGTAAAAAGGTTGGTATTTATTACTATTTCTTTCCTCACTTTTCTCAAGGGCGTAAGATATTATGGGATGGTGTCGATAAAGATGGCTTTCGTTTACTGCACCACATTCCTCCAGAGCTAATAGATGGTACTCCTAACTCAACAGAAATGAAAATAAGGCTTAGAAATGGCTCACTCATTCAAATTATTGGTACGAATAACATTGATAGCATCGTTGGTACCAATCCTATCGGTTGCGTATTTACTGAATATTCTCTTCAAGATCCTATTGCATGGCAGCTTATTCGCCCTATTCTTGTCGAAAATGGCGGTTGGGCTGTGTTTAATTATACACCAAGAGGCGCAAATCATGGTAAAGACCTCTATACAATGGCTTCAGTCAATCAAGAATGGTTCAGCCAGCTCTTAACCGTCAAAGATACTGGCGTTGTTTCTGAGGCAGATATACAGCTTGAGCGCGAAGCTGGAATGTCTGAGGACTTTATCCAACAAGAATTCTATTGCTCTTTCACTTTAGGTGTAGAGGGTTCATATTATGCAAAATATTTAGAAGAGGCAAAAGAGGGTGAGAGAATTGGGAACGTTCCATGGAATAAACAATCTAGGGTGTACACTGCCTGGGACCTTGGCTTTGGTGACTCTTGCGCCATTATATTTTATCAGCTTGCAGGCAATGAAATCCATATCATCGACTACTACGAAAACCATGGAGAAGGATTGCCCCACTACGCAGGAATCCTTAAGTCAAAGCCATATATATACGCCGATCACTTTGCACCCCATGACATCGAAAGTCATTCATTCTCATCTGGGATGTCCGCCAAAGAAGTGGGCGCCGATCTTGGTATTAAGTTCATTACTTTACCCACTCTCAAAATCAGAATCGAAGACGGTATTGAAGCTGTTCGCGGTCTCTTCCCACGTTTTTGGATTGATCAAAATAAATGCAAACATCTTATTAAGTGCTTAGAAAACTATAGAAAAGAATTCGACCAACGGTTAGAAGTATACAAGGATCGTCCAAGGCATGATAAGTATTCTCATGGAGCGGATGCTATTCGTTACTTGGCCATAGCAGTCAAAAGACATGTTGACGCTGGAAAGGCCGGAGTGAGTGATGATCAGGCTGAGAAATGGTACAAACAGTTTAATCCAAGGTTTGATTAATGCGCATTACGGCCATAAGTGATTTGCATGGACATTTCCCCCAACTTGAAGGCGGCGATCTCTTGATTGTGGGCGGCGATTTGACAGCTAGAGATACAATCTACGAGCATGCAGAATTCTTAGGATGGCTAAACTTACAGCCTTACAAAAAGAAAATATTCATAGCAGGAAATCATGACAATAATGCGGATAAGAAATTCGAATGGGATGAATCAATTTCATATCTATGCGATTCAGGCACAGAATTCGAAGGCTTAAAGATCTGGGGCTCTCCTTGGACTAAAACCTTTCCTGGAATAAATCCTCATTGCAAAGCTTTCACTGTTGATACCGAAGAAGAGCTGGAAGAGAAATGGGACCTTATCCCTGAAGATATTGATATTTTGATCACACATTCACCCCCTTATGGAATTCTAGATAAAAATTCTAAGCAAGAGCATTGTGGTTCCGAATCACTTTTTAAGGAGTTATACAGAATAAAACCGAAATTACATGTTTTTGGTCATATTCATGAAAGTTATGGCATTTTAGGTAATTTACCAGAACACTATTCCATCAATCAATTCGTCAACGCATCCCACGTCAATGAAAGATACCAACCTGTGAATAGCCCTGTGAGAATAATACTATGATAATAAATTGTGATATGTGCGGAACAAAGATAGAAAACGGAAAATGTATCTGTGGTTTATGGCAATCGGCAGAAGAATTAAAGGATTGTCCCATGAGGAAAGGAATAGAAAAATTCCATGATATGAGACAATTTATTTTCACAGGAGATGCCCCTCATTTAGGCTGCGCGGTAGTGTATTTTAGAGGGGATTACAATGATACTAAGAAGGTTGAAAAATTCATCCATCAAATGAAGGGGAGACCTTATTATGAATAAACCTGTGAGAATTGAGATATGACTGAATGGATTAAATATGAAGATCAAAAGCCAACAACTGATATAACGGCGCTAGTTTTTAATGAAAAAGGGTTTATGTGCGGTGGGGATGTTTTAGCACTTTATTGTCATCGTTATGAAATATGGAGACTTTATGATCCAAACTATAGTCCAGCTTTGACTTTAGAAGTATCTCATTATTTACCTATTCCATCTCTACCAAAGGTTATATAATGGAATGGATAAGCGTTAAAGATAAATGGCCTCTTGATAGACAAGCAGTTATTTTTTATGTTAAAGATAGAGAGGATTGTTTTTGTGGTTTTTTTGAAAAAATCCCAACACATAGAAATATTGAATCCAACAGACGAAATATTTTTTATGAGAATCTAGATGATTGGTGGTTTGAGGATGAAGAAGTAACCCACTGGATGCCACTACCCCCTCCTCCTTAACCCCAATTCTTATCAGGATCATCCTCATGTGGAATATGTGGATGAGGAATAATATCTTCTGGAAGAGGCAAAGGAAATGGAAATGGCAAAGGGCATGGAAAACATTCCTTATCTATATTCCCACGAAGCTTTCCATTTGAACAATAACTAGCACATACGATCACTATAAAAGCTGTTCCGTAAATTAGCATTCTCCAAAACGATATTCCTTTATATGATGAATATTTCATGCTAAATGCTCCCAATGAATTTTAGTTACACTTGTTTCTTGTTTTTGGAAAAATGATTTAAATAAAACTATGCCAAAGAAAACAAATGCGATGAGAATCAAAAGAACGATAGCCTTTTTAGATACTGTTTGCTCTTTATGCATAATTTCTTGTTCCCAATAATTTACAAATACAGTTTATAGACATAAGAATTTAAAGCAAATATTTTTGGAGAAAAATGAAGCAACGAATTCTAGTAAATAGCTATTTGGTTCCTGGATGGGTAATCGCAGCGATACTTTCTTGGTCGGTCAATCAATCTATATTATGGGTGATTGCTCATATGTGCTGTTCATGGTTTTATGTAGTTTATTGGATATGCAAGTACAGTTTTGTTCCATCATGGCTACTGGGAAAAATCGTATTGTAGAGGAGGAAGGTACTCTTCAAAATCATCATTAAAAATTGGCCGATGGTTTAAATAATTTATAATTATAATTGCTAAGAAAATTGCTAAGAGAACTGTATATATATATTTAAATTTATTTTCTTTATACATAATTTTTATATTTCCACTTTAAACACAGTTTATGAATTAAAAAATTTAAGTCAAAGTTTTGGATAGTAAATCTAAAAAAACCCATATGGCATTGAAATTTGTAGAATGTTAAAATAAAGAGTTAACAGGAAGTATGCTATGGGCTCACCATTTTTAAGACCAAACGATACATCGACTGGTGGAGCTGGAGGAAATGGAGCTGCTGTTAATGGAGGAATCGGAAAGGTTTCCGTTGCTATTCCACCATGGCCAAGAGACAAGCCTTTTCCATGGCCTTATCCAAATTCTGCTCTTCAAGGAGCCGTAGGTGGTGCTGGGGGAATAGGAAAAGTATCGGTGCCCAAACCTCCCTATTATGGTCCTTTTCAACCGTATTGGCCATATGCAGTGCCTGATCAATATTTTAGAGGGCTTATAACAAATCCAGTGAGATCGTAATGAATACTGTTCAATTTCCTGCAATTCCTTCGAAGCCCTATGGATGTTCTATTTGTCAGCATCCTGAGGTTTATTTTTATTGCACAGATCAATGGACAGAAAGACTGGAGTTTAGAGGCAGGATCTATCTAATCTCTCAGATGGAGATTAAGAACTACTGCAAAGAATGTTTCTACGAATACGGTGGATCAGAGGAGGTTTACCATGTCTAAAGGCACTGTTCAAATACAAAGGCCACCATCGCCAGTACCAAGGTCACCAATGAGTCCAATTGGCGTTCAAAGCCCATACGTTCCATTTCCAAGAATTCCTTATCCCCCTGGGCAAGTACCCCCAGTACAAAATCAAACTCCCAAATGATATGAAAAATTTATTTACCGTCATGCTTTGCAGTCTTCTATTTACTGGATGTACCTATTCCATAAATATGGTTCATACAGAAGGACAAGCATCAGATGTAGTTGATGAAACACAAACTCCATCTACAACCGTTAGTCCAAATGTAAACATCCCAGCAGCTGCATTATAAGTCATTGTCCAGGCCATTTAATGGTTCTGGACATCTTTTGTTTTCTATGTCAAATATAAAATTGAAAGTATATAATCAGAATTTAAACGTCAGAGGTACATAAATGTCTAGCCCTATGTCCGACTATTCTCAGTCACAGGACGCGACCAACTTAATGACTGATTATAAAAAGCGTATAGCAAACGATCCAAGACTTGAATTTCATCAAGATGTAGTTAAAGACTTTGGAGAATCTTATGAGCGTGCTTACCAACTTTGGAACACTTATTATGCAGAAGCTTATAAAGACCTTAGTTACTATCTTGGAAACCAATGGTCACTGGAGGAACTTTCCTATCTTAATAACCAAAGGCGGTCAAGTTTTACATATAACAAGATTAGACGTCTTATCAATCTTGTGCAAGGGTACCAACGGAAGAATCGGTTGGCTACCGTCATCAGACCCATTGAAAACGCTTCTGAAGACACGGCTGAAATGCTATCAGATGTTATGCAATACGTCATGCAATATGCAGATGGATACGAAGCAATTAGTGATGCCTTTAAGGGGGCTTTGACCACCGGAATGTCATTTTTATCCCCTTGGATAGATTATCGCGACGATCCTGTTAATGGGGATATCCGCTTTCATAGAGACGACTGGAATGCAGTGATCATGGACCCCTTTTTTACAAAAAAAGACTTGTCAGATTGTAGTTTCGTTGCTAGACGTAAGTTCTTATCAAGAACTGAAGTTATTTCATTGCTACCAGATAAAAAAGATGTAATTGAAGCTCTACCATGGGGATCAAGAGATGACAAGTTTACGTACATGCCGTACGCACGACAGTGGGGAATGCAAAAACTTCTCAACTATACAGAATATTGGAGAACGCGATGGGAAACCAAAGAGGTTCTGGTCGATATGGTCACTGGTGAGACGAAAGTTTGGGATGGAGATAAGAAAAGGCTTAAAATATTTCGCGAAACATTTCCGCAAATCGAAGTAATACGCAAGCCAGTTAAGTCAGTTGAGCTTGGTATTATTGTTGAAGGAGAGCTTTTGTACTATGGTAAGGACCCTTTTGGTCTAAATGATTACCCATTTGTGCCCTTTATGGCCATATTCGAACCATCCTATGACCTTTATACTTGGAAAATACAATCATTAGTGCGCATTGTTAGGGACCCCCAGACAGAGCTAAACAAAAGACGCTCAAAAATGGTCGATATTATCGACAATCAACTGAATTCTGGATGGATAGCAAAGACAAATTCTGTTAGTAACCCTACTTCCCTTTACAAATCTGGTCAAGGACAGGTTATATTCCTTAAACCTGAAGCCCAAATGACTGATCTCCAGCGCATAGACCCAGCTGGAATCAACCCAACACAGTTCCAACTAGAAGCAGAATTTGAAAAAGACATCATGGAGATTGCTGGTGTCAATTCAGAACTGTTTGGGATGGCAGAGAACGACAAAATAGAGACAGCAGGCATACTTTCTAAGATGCGACAGTCTGCTGGTCTTGTCAACTTGCAGGATCTTTTCGATGGATTACGTGAATCCCAAAAATTGTTAGGCCGTAAGGTTCTAAAACTAATACAACTCAACTATACTCCTGAAAAGATCCAGCTTATTACTAAAAAGAGGCCGTCTGATGAGTTTTATAGTAAAACGTTTGCAAAATATGATGTTGTGGTTGAAGAAGGGTTGCTTACAGATACTCAACAACAGTCAGAATTCATCCAAAGATCAGCACTTAGAGCCATGGGAGTCAACATTACCGATTCAGAACTTATTGAATCAAGTAATCTCCACGATAAAAAACAAATCAGAGAAAGAATACAAGCTGAAGCTCAACAATCAGCCCAAGTGCAACAGCTCCAAACCCAGATGGCAATGCAGCAACAAGCGGTACTTACCGATGCTGCTGAGTCCAAAGCTATGTCCGACAGATCGCTTGCACATGAGAGGGAAGCTAAGATTCATCTAGACCAAGCGTTAAATGCTGAAAGAATAGCAAGAGCTGAAGAAGATAAAACTGCTGGAGTATTAAATCTCATTAAAGCAATGAAAGAATTGGATGGTATAGACATCAATAATCTAAGATCTAAGCTTGCACTGCTAAGAGAACTTGAAGGTCAACAAGAAGCTAGAGCAAAAGAAAAACAAATGCAAGAGCAAGAAATGTTGCAGTCGCAATCACAATCCCAGCTAGAATCTTTAAACCCAGTAAACATTCCTGAAGTGTCATCTTCATCTCCTATATAACCTCAAAGTTTAGGTTTACTATAGTCTATTGGCCAGGAAGAAGCAACGACTAATCCAGGACAATTGATCTTTTGGACATTAAAAACTCTGAATGGTGATCCATCTAGTGCATTTTTTTTATCTTCATAAAGTAGACTTTGTGTTCCATCTTCACAAGAAGCGCTCCAAATAGAGCGCAAAATACTTAAATTGATGATCATCCAAGAAATAACGTCATATTCATCATGATATGCATAGATAATTGCATCGCTTTTTTGATCTAATATTAATTTTTCAAATTCTGACATAGAACTAGAATCTAACCTCATAGTAAAGTCATGCTTATTTCGTTCATAGTAATCATTTCTTTTTCTACATCTTATACTAACATTTCTAAATAAGTTAGTCCTATCGAAGCCTTCTTTCATATCTTCGTCATCTGTAGCACTTCTATACAGACATGCCGCAGGGATTTTTCTCATTACTTTTTCTTCCCAATACTTACCTTCTTTTAATCGTTCTTCAAAACTCATATGTATCGATGCTTGGTTGGTTAGTATTTCTAACATTTGTCAAAGTTCAAATTTAATGTATACAACAAATTTGAGTAATAATGTAAAATGTGAAATTGAAAGTTAACAGCAAAGAGGGGGTTATCCCATGAGTTTTGATGTACATATGATGGGATCGTTAGTACCAGAATCCTACAGTAGAAAACTAGACGAAAGAGTCTCCTTTCAAGAGATGCCCTATGGATATGTCACCCCACCTCCTCCAGCAGATACAGGTGACTTTGATCAGGAAAGATTAGAAAGCAAAAAAGAATATCCACCTAGACAAAGACAGAGAAATGGCTAAGAAAAGCGCTACAAAGTCAATTGCTCCTGGTAAGGAAGCTGCTATGCGGAAGAAACCAGGTGGCTCAAATGTTGGGAAATACAAGGGAGTTAAATCCTTCGCCGGACCCTCTGGCGGCGCCCCTAAGGGGTCGTTTCCCATAAATACACGTAAGAGAGCAAAGGCAGCTCTTGCGTATGCCCATAACGCTCCAAATCCCTCAGGGATTAAGCGCGCTGTGCATAAAAAGTACCCATCACTGGGAAAGCCTAAAACAAAAAGTAAGTAGAGGAAAACATGAAGCATCAATCCGTAAGAGACAGGATGAATGAAGGCGAAGGAATGGCTAGACGCATGGCAGGCCCTTCACGTCATTTTGGTCAATCGATGCCGGAAGAGTCTGGTCATCATTTGTATCGAAATGAAGTAGAGATGCCTGAAATTGCAGCAATGGCTCATCCAGCTCCAGGTCAAGGCGCAATGCCTGATATGGGCTGTATGGACTACAAAGGTCAAGCTGATTCAATCGCTTTAGGTCAAGCTGGTGGTCCTGGTTGTAAAACTGACGAAAGTCGCATTCACAGCCAGTTTAAAGATTATCACTGGGACTAAGGAGATAAGATGGCGCAAACCATAGGTGAATCCAGAGAAGCATGGGGACAAGATGTTTGGCGTATGGCCGAAGATTTTGCCAATAACATGAAGACTAGGGACCCTTTTTACATCGTTTATGCCTGCAAAGAAGACAGAGGTGCTAGCGAAAGACTAGGACGTACAGTCTTCAAACAAGCGATGAAAGCTTACGCAAGTAGGCCCCCAGCAATTCTGGGAATATTAGTTTGGTATGTAGATCACAGCAAAGGAGAGTTTCGGTTTGTACCTGAGCTTTCTGCGCCGATGGATGTACCCCTTGATGAGCGATTACTTTCAGATAAAGCATCCGATGCGTCTGAACGCGTATCTCAACAAGGTGAAAAGTTACAAGCATTGGTTTCTTAAATTGGGCGTAACAGGTCGCCGCCAGACCAAAGGAATGTAAATGTCGTTTGATATTGATATGGAAAATTATGGGCGTAGTAACGCTTTGGCCGCCACAGAGCAAGCAGTAGATACGAATTCTTATCAGCAAGAAGATGGATACGAACCGATACATCAGGAACTACTTGATCAAGAAGTCAAAAGCCAAGTTGACAAGCCTGTTGATCCAGAAGTAAATCCCCAAGCGGAACATTTCCGCGCCCTTCGTGAGGAAGTCGATCGAATAAAAGCAGAAAAGGAAGCGCAGAAGCAAGAATTCCAAGTTCAGTTGGACATGCTTAGAGCAAACATAACACAAGCGCAACCAAGAGTTCCAGAAGTACCAAAGAAAGAAGCATTCGATGGTATGAAGGATGATGATGTTGCAAGTGTAGGTGAGCTTAGAAGGGAATTTGCGGCAAGAGAAGCAGAATACCAAGCACGTCTAGAAGAACTAACGGTTCAGCAACAGTTTCCTGATTATGCGGAGGTGATGAATAAGCATTTATCGCCTCTTGTAAAGGAAAAACCGCATCTCATCAAGGAGATTATGAGGGCAGAGAATAAAGCACTCTTTGCCTATGAAATCGGAAAGATGGCGCAGCAAGCGAAATCAATTCCTCCTCCGCCTGAGCCGCAACAGAGCAGCCATGCTCAAAAGATAGTCGAAAATTCCAGAAAGCCTGGGACTTTGTCTCAAGCAGGAGGACAAGCAGCCCTAAGTAAGGCGGACTACTTTGCGACCATGTCAGATCAGGAGTTTATGAAGTTTGCTAGTCGTAACCTTGAAGGGATCTAACACTTAAGAGACAAATATGGCAGTTACAACTTTAACACAATTGCCACCAGAAGTGCGGACCTATTTCGATAGACTCCTACTAACGCTGGCAAGACCTTATTTTATTTATGATCTGTTTGCTCAGAAGAGGCAAATTCCTCTTAATTCTGGTAACCAGATGGTATTCCGTAGGTACGGAACTTTAACTGCGGCTACAGTGCCTCTCACAGATGGTCAAACACCTCCTGGAGATCAGCTTTCTGTAACCGACTTCCAAGCACAAATTCAGTGGTATGGTTCATTTGTAACTATCACAGACCAAGTGCAATATGTAGTGCAAGACCGCGTTTTGAACGAAGCTACAAAAGTACTTTCGCTTCAATTAGGTCTTACTATCGATACTTTAATTCGTGACATGATGGTTTCTACAGCTAGTACCATCTTATGTACTAACGGTTTAAATGGTAATACGCCGACTGAAATAACAGATGCAGATATACAAAATGCTGTGATCGCCCTTAGACAAGGTAATGCAAGATTGATGACCAATCCTCTACCTGGCGAAAACAAATTCGGTACAGCACCTGTACGTAGTTCTTACTGGGGCTTTATGTCGGTTGATATGCAAGCTGATCTTGAGGCTGTTTCTAGCTTCATCCAAGCTGCAAACTATCCGAACCCAATGAATGCTTTAGAAGCAGAGTGGGGAGCAACAAGAAACGTTCGTTGGTTAATGAACACTAACGGATTTAGCAATGGCGCATCACCAAACGTTTACAGCTCATTTATTCTGGGCCAAGAGGCTTACGGTGTTGTCCGATTAGGAGCAAAAGAAGCCGAATTCATTGTTAAACCATTAGGCGCATCTGGTACTGCTGACCCCTTAAACCAAAGAGGTACAGTAGGTTACAAATATCCTTTCGCAACAAGGATTTTAAATGACAACTGGATTACACGTCTAACTTCAACCCTAGCAAGTTCATAAGGAGGACCACATGGCTATAGTAAGAAAAGGTACGCTAACCGTAGCGTCAGGTGGAACAGCTCAGAATTTGAACTTAGGGTTCATTCCTAGCTATTTCAGAATGGTTAACAAGACTATTCAGACTTCTGGAACTATCACAGGCGTTACAAATGCTGAGTGGTGGGATGACATGGCCAATGCTTCAGCGTATATCACAACATATACGACTGGAAGCCCTGTCCTTAGTTATATCTCTACAAACGGCGTAACTCCCTATGTGACACCACAAGGAACTGAATTTGTTCCCTTAACAGGGTTGCCACCTGGAGCAACCAATACATCTTTGACGATCACAGGCATTAGCAAAGCTGTCAATGCATCGATCACAGCGACCCACGCTTTCACAAGCGCGGATATCGGTGTTACAACTGTGACCTTCCATAATGTGGTTGGTATGAACCAGATCAATACCTTATCAGGGGTAATTCAATCAGTGACAAGCACAACTAGCTTCACTGTGAATATAAATACTACTAATTTCTCAACTTATGTGAGTGGTGGTATTGCAAATATTATCACTGGGGTACCCCCATATACAACTACTGGATTCCAAGTTTACAACACTCCGTTGTTAAACGTTGGTTTCATTGGTTTAACTTTGGGTACTTCTTTAATGGTGAATACTGGAAACGTTTGGGAATACCTAGCGCTTCTAGATGCACCATTTACTAGTGCGTAATAACGACGTTCTCTAGGACTACCTAGAGCGTAGACCGGAGCGAAGGGTTGGTTTTACCAGCCGCGAATATCGTAATGGTGGGACAACCGGTCACTGTCCCACAAGTCCAGCATTCTAGCGTGGGCGCAGGCGGCAGAGGGTTCAGGCCTTCTGCTCCTACCCTGTAACATAGGAGTGAAGATGACATCAAATGCAGTGCCTCCTTCAGTGACACCTCCGTCACCGTTTGAATGGCCACAGGATCTTATCAGAGACATCTCCAATATAACAAGGGATAGTCAGGCAAGAGTGACAGTGGTTGATCATGGCTTTGATTCTAGTAACGAAGGAGTAACGTTTGTTACCTTCAAACAAGTTCAAGGCATGAGACAAATCAATGGATTGGATGCTCTAATCCAAGAGGTACTGGATGCGGACAACTTCACTGTAAATATCAATTCTACAGGATTCTATGACTATCTAGGTGCCGGAGTGCTGATGATCATATCTGGCATTCCTCCAATAGAACAGCAGGGATTTCAGTATTTCAATAGACCATTCCAAAACATAGCAAATCAACTTTGAGGTTATTATGCCAAGAGCAAAAAGTAAGTTAAATAGTAAAGGGGCAGAATACATAGAAAAAAATATTCTATCTGAAAGTCCTGAAGGCCTTCCTCCATGCCCTACTGTACCTAATCAAGGTCAAATAGTAGTCGCTAAATATGTGCCTGAAATGAGGCGCATTCAATTTATTAATGGCCGTGATCCAGGTTACCCATTAGATTTCCATTACCATAGCAAAACTCACCCTTTAAAACATTATACCCTTTATCACGGCAAGGAATACGACCTTTCTGTTGAGGTTATAGAACATTTAGAAAGCTGTGCTGAGCGTCAATATGGATACCGCCAAGGGCCCAATGGTCACCCTGAAATGTACGTAAAAGGGCTTAAGTATAATTTTAGATGTCAACCTGTACGCAAAACAGCATAGGTTTATAGATGGGATGGACGCTAGCAGATATTAGAACCAAGGTAAGAAATGTAACAGGCTCTCCCAGCCCTGACCAAATTTCTGATGCAGATTTGAATACATATATTAATAACTATTATGTATTCACTATGCCTTTTGAGCTTAAGGAACAGATTACCAATCAATTCCTTAGGTTTAAAACAACTCCAGGTATCAATGTCTACTCTTTTCCAGGCGGTTTCTTTACCGACCAACCTGGCGCCTATGCCGATGGTTTCCCACTTATTTTTTACCAAGACCCTGATATCTTCTTTCAAGATTGGCCTCAACAATTTGCAGTAAATAACATTGCTACAGGAGATGGAAGTACGTCCAATTTTAGTGGGGGGCTGCAAAATCCTCCTGTAATCATTGGAAGTCTATTCATAGCAGCTGATGACCCAGATGGTAATCAACAAGTAGTTTCTGATAATGGAAACATTATAGATCAGAATCTAGCAATAGGGACAGGTGCTACAAACTATTCTGGAACTCTTACAGTCTTTCCAATTGTCCCAGGTAGCTTTGTAGTAACCGATGGTCTAGAAACATTCACAGATAATAGCGCAGGCATTTTAACAGGTAACTTAGGTGGGACAGGCACAATTGCTTATACAACAGGCGTTTGGAACGTCACATTCAATACTGCTGTATCAGTAGGCGTTGTTATCAGTGGAGTTTATGAAACAACGGCAGCAAATGGAATTCTTTCAGGAGATGGAGCAGGTACCATCAATTATCTTACTGGGGCTTATAACGTCACTTTCGATAATCCTCCTGCACAAACAGCTGTAGTATATGCTAAATATCAAGGCTATGCAGCAAATAGACCACAAGGTGTTTTATTCTTTAATAATGAATTCACCTTTATGCCTGTTCCAGATCAGGCATATCAAATCCAAATGCAAGGGTACATAAAACCTCTTCAGTTGGTAAATGATAATGATACTCCATTACAAGAAGAATGGGGGGCAGTGATCGCTTATGGAGCTTCTTTAGAGATCTTCAATGATAGAGGAGATGAAGAAAGTTATAACAGTTATTTCCCTATCTTTAAGAGATATGAAAATGTTGCATTAGGCAGAACGATTCAACAACTTACAGCAGAACAATCAGTACCAAGGTTTTAACATGGTTGACTATAATCCTTCGATTCCCCAGGGGTCAGATAATCTTAGCAATAGTCAAGTACAAATGCTAAATAATTTCACCCAATTGAATAATATTTTTGATTTTAACCATTATACTTGGAATGATCCTACAACAGGAAATCGTGGTCTACATAGAAAAGTAGACTTCCCAGCAACCACAAGTGTCTCTTCCCCCACTGGCGCCAATAGTGTACTTTATCCTAGGGCTGTTTCAGGAGTAAGCTCTCTTTATTATGATAATGCTGTTGGTTCAAGTGTTGTTTGGCGTGGGGGTTCTACAAATGGTTTAGTTACGCAAACTACAGGCGGAACGCTTAGCAACGGTCTAATGACTTTGCCAAATGGAATAATAATACAATGGGGATTTAATAATAATATAGCTGATGGTAACTTAATTTTATTTCCAACTCCCTTCCCAAATAATTGTTTCAATATTCAATTGACTGGCACTAGAAGCAACGACGCAGTAAGGTCTCTATGGGTTGATCCAGTTTTCTCTAGATCACAATTTAACGTTCATACTAGTACAACTCTAACCGTTATGTGGTTAGCCATAGGTAACTAAATGAGAAGTAGTTTTCAGCCATTTTTAATTTCTGAGTTTAAAACTGGTTTGTTTAATTACCTTGAACCATGGATTCGTCCTGTTGAAGCATGGGACCCTTTGGAAAATGCGTACATATATAGAGGAACACTTACAAAGAGGCAAGGTTATACGATTTTTGGTCGTATGACCTACCAGGATAATAATATAGCTCTTGGTAATGGAGGCAAAGTATATAGTGGAACATTGGCTACGCATCCGATCGTTGCTGGTTCGTTTTCTCCCTCTGATGGGACTGAATCTTTCACTGACAATGGCGATGGAACACTTACAGGCTCTGCTGGAGGCTCAGGGACTATCAACTATTCTAGCGGCGCTTGGACTCTCACTTTTAATGCAAATGTTCCAAACAACACCAATATCTACGCAATCTACCAACCAAATTTAAGTAGACCCATTATGGGGCTTAAGCAATGGGTAAGTGAAGCATCTGGAAATAGATTTCTTCTTGCATTTGATACAAGACGTGCTGCCTTATATAATAATGCTACAAATTCCTTTGATCCACTTTCAAGTATATCACAAATACTCTGGGTCGGAGATGGAGCTACTACAAGCATTACTTTTCTTACAGGGTGGGTTGCTGTATCACCCTATACTAATGCCTTAGCTCCTTTCTCAATATCAATAACGGATGGTACTTCAACCATTACAGACGATGGTGCTGGAAATCTTACTTCCTCAGGTAACTTTGCAGCTGGAGGAACAGTGAATTATGCAACAGGAGCGGTACATTTAGAGTTCACTGCTGCGCCTGCTTCCACAGTAACCATAACTATGACTGCTGATCTTGTAGGTGATTATTTTACTGGAACTTCTTCTAATTTCTTCAATGCAACCAACTGGATTGCTCCTTCTTATTATCCAAGTAATCCAGGCGTTCTCTATATTACTAATAACGTTGATAGGATTACTATTTTCGATGGTACAAATCTTGCTAGACCTCCATTTCCAATTACTCAGGCTCATAACATCGCCTTTGTTAATGACATTCAGACATGTCTTGATATAGATGTTTATAAAAATAGACTTTTGGTACAGCTTCCATTGTTGGTTGGTAGTTCCCTTGCTGAATCCCAAAGTATCCGTTGGAGTGCAATCAACAGTCCAACAAACTTGGTTGCCGATGTCACAGGAAATGGAGGTGAACTGTCCGCTCCGACTGATGACTTCATAAAGTCTTCTGAGTTCCTCCGTGACCAACTGATAGTCCTTTTCACTAACTCCACTTGGACATTTCGCTTCACAGGGTCCGATTTTGCGCCCTTCAGGTTTGATAAGATAAACAATAGTAAATCTACTAATGCTCCTTATGGAACCATCGATTATGATCAAAGAGTGACAGCTATAGGCTCCAAGGGGCTTATCGCTTGCGACGGTGTTAATGTGCAAAGATATGACAACGCTATTATTGATCAGTTCTTGGCAATCAATCAAAATAGATTTTTCCAATGTTATGGCCTACGATTTGATACAATAAATCAAAGTTGGATGTTATATCCTGATGCTGAAACAAATGCAAGTCTTTCTACTAATGTATTAGTATACAATTTTATTGAAAATACATGGGCAGTTTATGATTTAGCATTATCTTGTTTAGGATTATATTTTGTAACAGCTGACAAAACATGGAATGATTTTGGTCCTTCTTCGCAAACTCCTACTGCATGGGATCAAGCTGAATTTGCTTGGAATTCTTACCTTCTTCAAGGTTTAGCTCCTACCTTATTGGGAGGATCTCTTTCAGGTGGTTATGTCTATCAAATGAATGATGGTGAAGCAGATCATCCAGTATCAAATGATATTGATGTTGCTATTGAAAGTTCTATTACCTCAGCTAGATGGAATCCATTTGCAGGACAGGGTCAAAAAGTTCAGTTTGGTTATATAGATGTTTATTATGAAATAAATTCTCAATGCACATTGGACCTAACTTTCTACATTGATAATAGTTTAGCTCCAGCAACTACCAGAACGTTTACATTGGATGGTCCAGTAAATTCTGATGTCAATTGGAAGAGAATTTATATAAATATTGTTGGTGAATTCCTAAGAATGAATATCTACAACAACCAAACTGAAAACTTTAAAATTCTAGGGCTTATATTATGGGCATCACCATCAGGAAGATTGACTCCTGGTAGGAGCGTTACATGACATCTCAACCTCCAGTCCAACCCTTATTACCACCAAATACAATTATACCAACCAATGAAGATCTTTTTGTACCTTATCTTAATCGTCTTTATGAGGATATTGCTTCCGCTGTCAATAGTAAAGACCCCAATTTCTACCCTATGGCAATCACTTCGACGGCGCAAGATATATTAAATGTACCAACGTTTGGTGCATTTATTATATGCGTAAGTGGCGTCAGTTCCACATTGCCTACTATAACTGCTTCACTATGCAAGGCAGATGCAACCGCAGCTGGGTCAATTGCAACTCTTGGGTCTCAGGTTGGGACAGTTGATTGGGCAGGAAATGCTTTGACTATCACCTCTACAACTACTCATTTCCAAATAAAACATAATAGAACAGGTGTAACAGGGAACTTCAATATAAGAATAATCGGAACGCAAGGAATGTAAGATGTCTACAGCGACGAAAAATGAAATTGAGCAGGAAAAATCTCCTGAAATTGTAGAAAATTTACCAAAATTGAGCTTTTTTAAGCTTAAATTGCCAAGATTGATTCCTATGGATTTAATTGAATCTGTAAAAGGAAGAACTTTTACTCCTGAGCAATTCTATGTTTATCAGGAAAACCAAACCAACAACCCATTTAACCATCTTTTTGCCTTGGTGGATGAACAAAAAAAGATTCATGGGTATTTATGGGCTGAAATCAACATCTTGGATGGGTCCCTTTTTGTAAATACTTTCTCAATTTCAAAACAATATTGGGGAAAGGGCAATGCTATACCGATGGTAATAGAATTTTTAAGGACTTTGAAGAATAAAACTAAGGCTCCAAGAGTATTTTGGATTTCTACCAACGAAAAGTTCTTCTTAAAACATGGTTTTAAGCGTTCAAAAAATGTCTTAATGGAATATAATTTAAATTAAAGGTTTACAGGTGAGATATGGGTCAATCTAAAGGTGGCGGATACATGCAGAAGTCTACAGTGACTGAATCACAAAAGACACTTTTGGATCAGTTACTAGCTAATGCAAACCCTCAATTGCAACAGGCGGCGCAAGGTTTCTTACAATTCCTTCCTGGAGGAGGAGGCGGTGAAGCTATTGCCAATGCTGCCCAACAACGATTCCAGCAACAAACCATTCCTTCTATTCAAAATGCATTTGGTGTAGGAGCTAAATCCTCTAGCGCCTTAAATCAGGCCTTATCAGCAGGTGCAGCTGACTTAAATAGCAACATTGCAGCTCAATTAGCTCAAATGCAATTACAGGCAGCCCAAGGTTTAGGAAATCAAGGTCTCCAACAAGCTAATATAGGTTCTCAGCCTCAATTTGCATATCTCCAAAGACAGCAACCTTTCTGGCAATCAGCCCTTCTTGCTGGAATTAGCGGTGGATCGCAATTAGGTTCAGCATTTTTAGGCGCTCCAAGATTAGGAGGTTTTTAATGAGTAAACGATCTCCATTTAATAAGCAATTTAAGCCTGGTACTTATCCTGATCAACATTGGGACGAAAGTACAAGAGTCAATGGTCATGAACAAGACCCTCCTTCTGTTGTTAGAAGAAGACAAGGAGTTGCACGTGGTTCTCAGACGGAAGCAAATCCTGGCATGGTGGGCAAAGGTGATTACTCCAGAAAAAGGAAAAAATAATGCCACAAGCACAAGTACTTCCTTATGTTCCTTCATTTGGTGAAAAGCTTGCAGATACATTAGCGCAAGCTGGAGCTAATTTGGGGCAAGGATATGTTAAACGATTAGAGAATCAAAGAGCACAAGTTGCTTTAGGAACATTATTAGACCCCACTAAAACTCCTTTGCAACATGTATCTGCTTTTATGTCATTGCCTGAGAGTTTAAAGAAATCTAGTGGTCCTGTTTTAGCAGCTATTGTAGGACCAAGAGCTGAAGCAGAAGCACAAGCAAATGCATTTAATAATTTGAAATCCTCATTTGGAGGAGTTCCCACAAATGCTAATACTCCGCCTGTGGATATAAATGGGTTATCAGGCACCTCTTCTGCACAACTTCCTAATGCACAACAAGCATTGCATCTTGCACAACCCAATGGAATGCCAGCTCAAAATAAACCACCTCAAAAAATTCAACAGCCTCAACAACAAATAGATCCAAATAATCCAGAAACATGGACAGATGATCAATTATTACAATTATCTACTCTTAAAGGTCCCTATGGGGAGTTAGGTAAAGATATTCTTAAAAATAGAAGAGAAATAAAAAAAGAAGAAAGAAATCTTTTAGGATTAGGACCTAAAAAATATTTAGAAAACGTTGAAGATTATAGAGAAAAAGCAAGAAATATTGATTTGGCGCTAAATGCTGAATTAGATGCTATCTTTGCTGGAGAAGTAGATCCTTTTTCTAAAGGGCATATTGCAGAGCTTTTAAAACAATTTGACTTACCACAAGCTTTAACTGCTCCATTAGAAACAGTAGGGTCTAAAGAATTTCGTACAGGGCAAAAGACATTTTTAACTAGCACATTTAAAGATGCATTTAGGGGTGCTACAACTAAAGGTCAGATAGAATTAGCTTCTTCTTTACTTGCTGAGACAGGAGCTAAACGTGAAGCAAATTTAGCTTCTGTTTATCTTTTACAAGCACAACATATGATTGAAAAAGAAAGAGTAAGATTAACTGATGAAGGACTTGAACAAGGAGTTTCTCCTTATAAAATTCAATCTTATGTTAATCAGAGATTGGATGACTATGCCAAATTTGTAAACGATCAATATTTTATTGAAGTTCAAAATCTTCGGAAAGAGGCTAAACAATAATGACAGCCAATATTTTTAGAAATAAAGGTGCTGAATTTGAAAAGCCAGTAGAAGAAACTTCTAGTAAATCCTTTTCCCCTAAAGAAAATCTTTTTCGGTTGCAAAATCAGGGTAGGACTATTGCACCTAAGCAAGAAGGAGTGATAAAGGATACGGTACGTACAGCTGCGCAAATTCCTTTAGCTATAGCTCAAAGAGCTACATATCCTTTAAATATTATTCAGGCAATTGGGACAGGAGAGGCCATTGCAGATTTTGATGAGATAAAAGAAAGACTTCCTGAACTTAAGAAATTATTTCCTCATGCTGATTGGAGTAAATTTGAAAACTTAAGTCGCGAACAATATTTGCAATCAGTACAAAAAGCTGCTGAAACATTTCCCACTCAACAGAATATTGAGCAATTGATAGAAAATAAAACTGGAATTCCCTTAACACCAAAAAATACATTACAAAAAACTCTTAGATTGGGAAGTACAGCAGCTGCATTCAGACCTGGTGGTATTGGTCAAAAATTAACAGCCGGAGCTACAGCGCCTTTAGTAAAGAAAGGATTAGAAGAATTAGGAGTTCCTGAAGGGTTAGCAGAATTTGGAGGGTTGGCAACATCTGGATTTGTTCCAGGGCCTGATCTTGTAAAATCTGTAAAACCATCAGGACTTACTGCAAGAAGATTTGAGAAAACAACTTCTCCTAAAAATGTATCTGCTGCAAGGCATGAAGCAATCACTGAATCTCTTGAAGGAGATTTCAAAAAGCTTTCTTCTGATATTTTAGAGAAAAAAAGCAAAACTTTCTCAGCGTTAAAGGAAGACAGCTTATTCAAAGAAAAGATAGGGGATTTGTTCGGAAAGGTTGAAGAATTAGCCAAAGAAATTCCAGGAAAAATTCATACGGATGAATTACGAAATATTTTTAAAAAACGATATAATAGCCGTGAAATGAAAGGAATTTCTCCTGATGAATTTGAAAGAGCATTCCGAA